CCCGGCGCCACAGCCGCTGCAACAGACGGGTTAAAGGAGATCATATACCTGCCGGCATGGAATTTATTCTTACCAAAAGTAAACCTAAATTTAAGAGTTCCACGCCACGACCTAAATAATGAAGACACGTTCATGAGTGAACTTGGGAAAAAGGCGTTACCCGACTGTGAAATCAGGTCGGAACTATCTCTAGGGTGTTTTATATTGCAATAAGGCCTGCCAGCCGGAGTGCGAAACCACATGAAAGATGGGGTAACCCTTGTGGCATAAAGAACGTCACCGTGAACATTAGTGGTGGCTAACTGACCTAAACACACTTGGGAATATTGGCTAGTGATAAACTTTATAGCCATCTCATCAACCTCAGTAGTGGAGAAGTTCGTACTGAAGGCCAAGGTGTTGTCAGACATCAATGCAACATTGGTGCACCCGGATGGCCGATCAACATTAACCTCCTCTATATGATTCAACCTACCTGTTTTCACCGTGTCATTGTTATGAAGCGGGTGGGAAAAGCCAAAGTATTTAGCGACCCCCGATGCCAACCCAAGTCCCCATGATGTGGGACCTGTGATGGCGCTAAGTGATGGCACATTCTTACCTATGAAATTGGAAATACGAACTGCGGTGTCCAATCCCGTACTAATCTTTTTATTTTTCTTAAGCTCCTCTATCATAGTACCCTTACCGGTAAAACCGGAAACAGAAGAACCTGATTGCAATGTAATCGTGCTGTTAACAGCATTGTCAGCTCCATATAACTCTATGTCTTCTAAAGAGACATAAAGTTTATACGTGGGAGCTGAAAGCCCGGCAAGGCCGATAAGAGGCACTATGGTGTTAACACCAATAAGTGCAATATCCGCTGAAGCAGCAAAATCACCTGAAACAGGTAAGAACTCATTAACATAATAAAAGGGCACAACAAGTTCAACCATAGTAAGTTCAGATACATCTAACCTAACGTGAGGAATATTGGTACTCGCGTACGGAGCGAGAGTACGTTTAAATTTGGCGTTTTGACTAAATCCTTCTGACGCGTCACCGTACTGGGCACTTACCGCTACAACCCCTTGATGAAAAGGAGTTGCCGCTACCTGAAAACGGAAACGTGTAGTAAATTTTATTCCGTACACGCCGGCAAGCCTATTAGCCCACTG